AGTATCTCCAAGCGAATGCCCATACTGTTTGGAAATCTACCTTAATCTTTACTCCTTCTTGTTCTACTTGTATTTTTTTCATAATTTTTTGTATTTATCTTTTAATTCTTTTATTCTTGTTTCGACCTTTTCAAATCCTTCTATCAATTTTTCTTGTTTTTCTTTATCAATATCTAATCTGAATATTTTCATTGATTTTTCAAAATTAGGATTATAGAAAATTAAATCGCACCATTTCCTTTTTAAAATAAGCATATTCATTTGGCATTGCCAGTCATAAGCAGAATCTATTTTGTCATTCATTAAGATGTCAAAGTACTTAGTATCGTCAGGACATTTGATTTCAATCATTCCATCCTTTCCGATGAGTCCATCAGGACTGCAACCTACGAATTCATTAAGCTCACAAAATCCTATCTGTTCTACTTCGCAATCGTTTTCAAGTTCATACATTGATCTTGCAGTTGGTTCTAATTCATTACCCCTTTCAGTATGTTCGTTAGAATAATGTTCTTTCTCTCCGCTTGATAAATATTCTGCCATTATTTCAATTATATATGTTTCTAATCCCTTTCCATTATTTCCTATGGCTTGAGCGTGGCTTGCAGTTGCTTTTCCTTTCCTAATTTCAAACCATTCTGGAGTTCCTTGAATTAAGTCTTTATATATCTTCATTTTCCTAATTTTTTAGCTAATAATGCAATATGATTATCAAAATCCTTCCCAAGACCTTTATGCTTTGCGTAAAACTTTTTAAGTTCTTCAATTGTCTGACATTTATCTGCTTCTTTTTTCAGTTCCTCTACTTTATTTTGAGCAGCGATTTCTTTTGTTTCTTTCTCTTCTTCTGGTAAATCTTCACCAGCATAGATGTACAATCCTAACCCAAACATTGCCAAGTTCTTAGTTAGACACCTCATAATTGTTTTATTGATGTCAAACATTGTAGCGGAATCAGCTGTCCTTTCTCCATATTTTGTTTTATATACATAAGGCTCTGCTTTTAATGCTTTATTGCTTGAGTTCATAACTGGCAACCACATTTCGTGGATTAGTCCATCTGCCTCAACTTCTGTAAAAACCATATAACCTGTATTAGGATCATATGTGTAAGGCAATTGATTATCTCCGAATTTTTTAACAGTGTATTTTGCTTCTGGATATATCTTCTTGAATTCAGCCCAAGCCCATGCCCAGCTTAAATAAGACAATCCTTCTTTTTTTTCTATTTTATCTTCAACATTGATGTTAAAGACTGTTTCAAATTTATTTTTTGTTTCCATATTTTTTAATGCCTAGAGTCTTAAAGGCAAGAATAGTTGAGGCAAGTGTAGGACTAATTAATCCTCAACTACTCGTGCCTAGCCCTCACTTTTAGGCATGTTACTTATTATTTTTCGTATCCTCTGACTTGAGGATTGATGTCTATATCTTCTTCAAACTCGAATCCTGTGTCTTCGATATAATCACAGGCGTCTTCGATTATTGAATTAAGATAATTATCGTAGTTTATATCCATATTTTTTATTTTATTGGTGCATTGATTTCGATTCCGAGATCATTGCACATTTGCTTGTCTGCTTTTGTGATATAAAACCCTCCAGGATTATCTTCACTATAAGTGAAGTTCTTGTAATTTTCTGACTGTTTTTGGAGTTTGTAACACTCCACTTTATTAACCTCTTCAAACGGATCTGTGTCGGTTATGTATAGTCCGACTGGTATTCCTATTGCTAATAGGAACATTGATATAATTATAACATCGTCTGAATGGTCTTTTTTTTGTTTTCTCATATTTTTTTTGCTGATATAGAAGGAGAAGTAGTTAATAACTCCATCTTCTCCTATATCAACATATTAACTTTTTATTATTCTTACTTGAGTACCGTTGAGCTATTAGCTTTTATGCTATTTATGTGTCCTTTTTAGCTAACCCCGAATAATCAGGTAAGATTTGTAAGATAGAATTAGATGAGTTTTGTTTTTGTTCGATCTGTTTTTCTACCTTACAATTCTATTATACACCTATTGTTTTTGTTTGTCAAACTTTTCTAAATTATACTTATCTATATACCAATAAATTAACTGTGGTGAAGTTTCTAATGTGTTTGCAATATTTACAACACTCTTTCCCTCTTTTAGCAATGCTTTTATAATTTCTAGTTTCTTATTTCTTTTCATAACTTAATTATAATATTATTTAAATACTTTGTCAAATTATTGCATTTGCATTACGGCTAGGTTTATAGAAATAGAACTCGCCCAATACAAAGCTAAAAACCAGTTCTTTTCTATTAAAGCCGAGATCATTAAAATACTAAAAAAGATTAAAAGGATAATTGTTAGGTTTCTTGTCATCATAGATATGCGTTTATTAGGGCATAGAATCGCTTCTGTGCCATTTTTATTATCATTTTGAGTATTAGTACCCTAATGCGTCTTTAACCCTTTTAAACCCAGCCTTACTTGCAGACTTTATAGCGATTTTATCTAATTCGCCTAATTCTTTTTCAACATACAGATCCTTATATCTTTTAATCTCTGTACTTGTACAAGGTATCCAGCCAATATTCTTAGCGTGGTCTTCGTCCACGATCCAACAACATACAGTAATTCCTTTTTCGTCTCTAAATAATTCATAATATCCCAACATATCAGTATATCGTTGGAACTCCCTGTACTCTGATGGCTTTAGTTCCTTTTTATATAAATAGGATTTCATATCAGTTTAGTTTTTTAGTCTTATCTTCTAACTGTAAGTTCGTTCCTTCAAACATGTCTTCAAGCTCATCAAACCCCAACTCTTCCATTTTACCTCCCTGCATAGTTCCTGTAACAGGATTATATTCTCCTCCCATTCTAGTTTTTTCCGCTTCTACTTTTTGAATAGAAACTATAAAAGATGGATTAACAAAAGCCTGTTTTATTTTAAATATTCTTTTAAACTCAATTCCATTTAAAACATCTTCTATTTCTGTGTCATCAAAATAAATTGGATCTTTGCCATTTGATGTCATTATTTTATATCTGTTCATATTTTTTGATAAAAAATGCCAATGACTAAACCTGATCAGAAAAGTCGTTGGCATATTTTAAATCAGGTTAATTATAATATAATTATATCACATTTTTATACATGTTCAAGACCTTTGATATTTTTCCATTCCTGGAATACTTCTTTTGCTATCTTCAACCACCTTTCCTTTAATGAAAAAACATAACTTAGAAAAATTCTTTTCAAGCTCATATGGAGTTGTTATTTTAGGAGCATACTTTTCCCCATTGGTTACTTTAAGAGTATTTATTGCTTTCTCTAATTTATCTCCGCCAATCTTTTTATATAATCTTTCAATAGATTCTCTTTCTGTCTTGTTAGCAAACAGTCTATCATAGGAAATATTTACGTCTTTAAAGAGATCAATAAAATAATTAACATCGATTTTATCCTCGCAAGCGTCAGCTTGCAACGTTATTTCTTTGTTATTATTATTTATTTGTTTATACTCTTTCTTTCTTATGGCGGTAATTTTAGCTGGTAGCCCTTTTTGCTGGTAGCCCTTTTTACCTATAGGCTTTTTAATACCCAAACTACCCTTTTTACCGCTAGGCTCATATTGTGGAAACTCATCTTTAAGACGATGTTTTATAAGATAAATAGTCCTACCATTACTAAGTTTTTGTCTCTTTAAATACCCTATTTCTTCTAATTCTTTTAATAATTTCCTAATTGTTTTTTCTGAGTCTTTTGTTTCAATAACTATTCTTTTTGATGAAAAGTTCCAATCATCAGGTTTTGCTACAATGTAGCAATATAATCCCTTTGCTTTAAATGATAATTGATTATTATATAATACTTCATTTGAGACTTGAGCTGTTTCAAATTGATTTTGTATTTTATGTGTTATTTGTTTTTCCATAAGCAGTACCTTATTGAGTAAAGAAAAGAGTATAACCTCGTTGCAAGTGATTATACTCTTATCTTTATCTGCAACGATTATGATTATATTTCAATTATATCATATTTTTTCTGTTTTTAAAAGTGTAAAAACTGTGGATAAAATGGAAAAGAGTAGCTAAGCTTTTGGCTGAACTACCCTCATGTTTCGATAGACTGCTTCTTTTGAGCAATCAATATCATCTGGATCTATACCCAGCTCGGTGAGAAAGTATGATAATGGCATTTGTTTTCCGTCCCAATAAATGAGTTTTTCTCTGGGGTCTGACATTTTATGCTCCTTCTACTGTGTTTAGGTCTTACTCC